TCGCGTATTGATGATGGATACAAGTGCGGGCGAAACTTTTATCTATAGGTATGATCCTGTGTACGCAAAACGACTAACAATTAACAAAGGCGTTGACAACACTATCTTGTTTGAGTTTATTAATCAAGAAGAAAAACCCGTCAACATTACTGGAAGCAGTTTTGTTTTCAGGCTAATTGATCAACAAGGCACAAAGCTCTTAATTGATGAGCCTTTGACAATTCTTAACGGTGCTACAGGGCGTGCTAAAGTAGTTCTTACAGCAGATCAACTGTTAGAATTACAAGCACAGCCAGCAAATTATAGCATCCAACGTATTCAGCCATTGGGCGGATATAGCGATGCAGTGTTTACTAATGCTCAGGCAGGCGCCCGTGCTCCGGTAGACGTAGTTGACAGCGTTATGCCTAAGTTTATTCCAAGTAGTCCGCTGACTATTCCTACATTAGAATTGTCAAGCCAAGTGCAGTATGGTGGATCCAGTTATGACAATTATCCAGGTAATGATTGGGCAAATAATCCAAACAGCACTTACTGGAACAGTTGGCAAAATACTGAATATTTTTCAAGTTTTATTGCACCACGCGGCCCAGTGACTACAATCCAAATGGATTTAATTAATTACACTGGAACCATTAAAGCTCAGTGGGCCGAAAACTACGAAAGTATTTGGTACAATGCTACAGAATCAACTACCTATCTAAACGAAACACGCACAATTCATATGAATGTGTTAGGATGGTATCCATTGTTGCGTTTGGCATTTAACAATTCAGTATTTGCTACTCCAGATAATTATCCAGGATATCCTGCACAGGCTGTGGCCTATTGCGTAGATGGTGTGTTAAACAATATTGAAGTGCTTAATCCAGGTATGGGATATCTAGCTCCTCCTAGAGTTGATATCGTTGGTGACGGAGCAGGCGCAACAGCCGTGGCCGAAATTAATGCTCAAGGTCAAGTTATTGGTATTAATGTGACCAATGGTGGCTCGGGTTATTGGCCATTACCAGCAAATCCAAACCCAGGCGCAACACCAAGCCCAGTTCCAGCAAACCAACAAGGTGCTATTGTAGTAATCAGCACAGGTTTTGTTGTGAACCTCATGTATCGCTAATACATACTAGATGTTTAAAAAGATAGTCGGATTCGGCGACAGCTGGATGTATGGTGATGAACTGCCAAACCGGCAAGATTGTTTTTTAAGTTTACTAGGAAAGCATTACAACGTTCCTGTAGAAAATTTTGGCATTATGGGTGGAAGTTTAGATAGCGCCAAGTGGACATTCTTGTATTGGTTAGATCACGAACCTAATCCAGAAGATTGTTTAGTACTACATGCTATAACTAATAGCTATCGTTTCAGCTATTACAATCCAAACCATGTAGTATATCCAAATGATCCTCCGTGGTACCGTTTTGTACATAGCAGTTGGCCTGCAAGTACAGCACCTACATTTGAAACACTAATCAAACAACAGACTGTTTTAACTAGTTGTCCAGAATTACATCAACTACGTTATCAAGAAGCTGTTATGTTATTTGACGGTGTTAGTGCTAGGCGCGACATTATGACCATGCAGTTTAGCGTTTTTCCAGAAGACTATCAAATAGAATTACCAACCTTATTAAACGGTTGGTGTTTAAAAAACCAAATAACCGATCTTAAATCTGGCGGTCATCCTGACGAAATAGGACACCAAAAGATTGCACAACTATTGATTAATTACATAGATCCTGCTATAATTGTAGCATGATTGATGTGGTTAGTTTCTTACCCGGTAAACGCAAACAAACAAGCTCTGGTTGGATTAGTTTCAATGCACCTTGTTGCGAGCATAATGGCGAGAATAGAGATTGCCGTCAGCGTGGCGGATTAAAACCTGCTCCAGATGGCTCGTGGTCATATCACTGTTTTAACTGTGGGTATACTGCTAGTTTTGTTTTAGGACGCACACTAAGTTTTAAAGCTCGCAAATTGCTACAGTGGATGAATGTTCCCAGCGAAGAAATTGAACGTTTAAATCTTGAAAGTCTTAAACACAAATCGATTGCAGGACTACTAACAGATCGTCAACAAGTTAGTAATCAACTACAAGACATTCATTTTGAAGAACGCGAGTTGCCAGCACTGTCAGAATTAATCACAGCCGAGCATCCTGAGCACGTGAGTTATTTGCGTAGTCGTAATGCGCCAGAAGACTATCCGTTTATGCGTTCTGATAATTTAAAACGTCCTGGTATTATTATTCCGTTTACGTATAATCACACTATTGTAGGACATGCGGTTAGATATTTAGATAATCGTACACCTAAGTATATTAATGATATACAGCATGGTTATGTATTTGGAACAGACTTACAGCGTGACTCGTGGCAATACGCTATTGTAGTTGAAGGTGTATTTGACGCATTGGCTATTAACGGACTTGCTGTGCTACACGCAGACGTAAATGACGCACAGGTTAGACTAATTAGAAGTTTAGGCAAAGAAATTATTGTAGTTCCAGATCAAGACGAAGCCGGTATGAAACTAATTGATCGTGCTGTGGAACTAGGTTGGGCCGTTAGTATTCCAAACTGGCCTGAAGGTTGTAAAGACGTAAACGATGCTGTAAATGAATTAGGTAGGTTAGGAACTCTGCTAACTATACTAGCCAGTAAAGAAACTAGTAAAATTAAGATTGAATTAAGGAAAAAGCAACTTGCTCAAAGATTACGGCACTGATGTGCAAAAATTATTCCTAGAAATGATGTTGCATGACGCAGAAGCATTTGTGCGTGTGCAGAACATTTATAACTCAGAAAACTTTGATAGAACACTACGTCCGGTAGCAGAGTTTATCAAGAAGCATAGCAATGATTATAAAACACTACCTACACGTGAGCAAATTAAAGCCGCAACAGGTGTAGCATTACAAGAAATTCCAGACTTGAACGAAGGACATGGCGAATGGTTCATGCAGGAGTTTGAATCGTTTACTAAACGTCAAGAACTAGAGCGTGCAATTCTAAAGTCGGCGGACTTGCTAGAAAAAGGCGAGTATGATCCTGTAGAAAAACTGATCAAAGATGCGGTTCAGATTAGTTTGACCAAAGACATGGGCACAGACTACTTTGAAGATCCTAAAGCTCGTATTAACAAATATTTTAGTAGTGGTGGACAAGTTAGCACAGGTTGGCCACAGATGGACAAGATCTTGTATGGTGGCTTTAGCCGCGGCGAACTTAATATTTTTGCTGGCGGATCTGGGTCGGGTAAGTCGCTGGTTATGATGAACATAGCACTGAGTTGGCTACAAGCTGGACTGTCGGGTGTGTACATTAGTTTAGAACTTTCAGAAGAACTTTGTGCGTTGCGTACTGATGCAATGCTGGCTGGAATGAGCACAAAAGAAATTCGTAAGGACATTGATCAAACAGAACTTAAGGTTAAACTTGTAAGCAAGAAAGCCGGGCAGTATCGTATTAAAGCCTTGCCAGCACAGAGCAACATTAATGATATCCGTGCATATATCAAAGAAGTGCAAGTTCAAACTGGACTTAAGGTAGACTTTATTATGTGTGATTACTTGGACTTGTTGATGCCAGTTAGTGCTAAAGTTAGCCCAAATGATTTGTTTGTTAAGGACAAATATGTTTCAGAAGAGTTGCGTAATTTGGCAAAAGAATTAAATGTATTGTTTGTGACTGCATCGCAGTTGAATCGTTCAGCAGTTGAAGAAGTAGAATTTGACCATAGCCATATTTCGGGTGGTATATCTAAGATTAATACAGCAGATAACGTGTTTGGTATCTTTACTAGTAGAGCCATGCGTGAGCGTGGCAAGTATCAAATTCAGTGTATGAAGTCGCGCTCTAGTACAGGTGTTGGACAAAAGATTGACTTAGACTATAACATTGAAACTATGCGTATTACTGATCCCGGAGAAGATGCGGCTCCTGTGAATGCGTTTGGCAAGGCTAACTTGTTGGATTCAATTAAAGCCAAAAGTACAATGACCACAAATAATCCACAAGAAGAGGATACTGCACCAATTACAGCAGAATTACAAAGCAATAAACTTAAGGCATTATTAGGCCAAATCAAGAGTACATAATGAATCTTGTTTGTTTTCCGCATTATACCTGCGGCGGTTTACTTGTTGACATCTTTCAAAGAACGTTTAGTTCAGTAGCATCATACGGAGGAATTAATTCTCTACACCATAATATTGGTAAAATTGGCGACGCAGATACAGTATTTGATAACTATGACCCTGTAGAGTTTATGTTGCGTCTTGAGCAATTAGGTGTAGATCGAGATATATGGGCAGGCACGCATTGTTGGCCTGGAATATTACCAGACACAAATCAAATTAATCAATTAATACTAGTGACTACAACAACTAGTCGGAGTAAATTGTATCGATGGATTCGTGCGTACTATCATCACTATGAAAAATCAGAACCGTGGTTAGCAGTTGCAGGCACAGAAAGAATTGATAAGGAACGAGAAACTGCTAAAAATTATATTCAGCCCTTTTTACCAGTCGCCAGGACAAATATTATTAACATAGAATTTGCTGAAATAGTAGAAAATACAAAACAATTCCAACATTTAGTTGCTGGATATGATGCGGAAAAGCATATAGAAAGATGGCAAGAAGTAAACAGTTTTCTTTATGCTGATAATCTATGGAATTCTGCACCAGTAAAAAGATTTTATGAAGCAGAGTTGGAAGTTAACTTAAATCAAAACTACATTTACGAATAAAATGCATAATAACCGCGGAAAAAATACTAAAAATAACAGACCTTTAAATACTAATAACAATAAATAATAAAAAGGTTCTGGCTAAAATGCAAAAGAAAACTCGTAGTTTATTAGAAGAATTAGATAGTATGTATATCGAGCGCGAAGCTCGCCATATTATCGAAAATCGTGCCAATAATATTATTGTTAGCGCCATTCGTTTACTCGAGCAAATTGACGAAAGTTATACTCCTGAGCAAGCTGAGAATCTCACCCGTAAATTAATCAACGCAATCAAGTTGCGTGATCCGGGAAAATTTACAAGAACAGTGAGAAAAACAGATGCAAATTCATGAGCTAACTCTAAAGAAAAAAACAGAACAACTTGACGAGGGTATTGCATCCTCAATCGGTAGTGCAGTAGGTAAAGGTGTTGGCGCTGTTAAAAAAGTTGGAACGGCAGTTGCCAATCCATTTAGAGATGTTGCTGCTGGATATCGCTCTGGTAAAGTAGATTCAAAAACCAATTCTATTGCAACCAAAGCCCACCGTGCATGGACAGCATATCGTCAACAGTTAGACAAAGCTGCTCCGGGCGGCAAAGCAGATCCTGCTACTGTAGAAAAACAATTAATGGCATTTGTTAGTAAAAATTTGTTAAGCGGGCAATACGTTCCAAACTTAATTAATAAAGATCAAATTATTAAATTAGTTAAACAAATTGCTGGCAGTAATGTTGCAACACAAGCCCCAACAAAAACTGCACCGCCAGCAACTGTGACTAAACCTGGAGTGTCGGCTAATGCTACTCAAGATGCTGTTACAAAAACTCCTGCCGCAATTGAAAAGGGTAAAGAAGTAGCACTTGGTGACAAACACTATCGTTGGCTTGGAGCACAGTGGGCCGAAGTTAATCCTAAAACTGGTAAGGCTGGACAAACCGCAGAAAAGGCAATTGCTCCGGAACTTACTAAAATGGCACAAGCTGGTAAATTTGCTCAACCATTTATAGCTCCAGGCTCTGGTGAACTTGGTGCAGATCAAAAGGCTGCAAATCTTGCAGCCGGCAAGAAAGCAGCTCCATATGGCTTTGATACCACAACCGGCAAACCATTGCCTAAGCCTACAAAAGCAAAAACATTAGGAACAGTTCCTTCGACGCCAGCAGGAGCAACAACTACATCTCCTGCGGCGCCTACTGAACAGCCAATTTTCTTAGGTGGTAAAAAATTAGATCCAAAAAATCCTAATGATGCCAAAGTCATTGCCCAGTTAAAATCTCAAGGCAAACTACAAGAAGCACTACAGCCTGCACAAGAATTAGAGTTGTTTAAGAAACTAGTCACTGCCGCGGCACAAGCTCAACCAGAAGTAGCAACAGGTCAATCAAACACAACGGGCGCAGGAGCAGATGGCGGCACCGGAGGCAAAAAAATTCAAAATCCAAAACAAATGATCGGCGCAGTCACTCAAGCAGTTGGATCAACTGTTGATGCAACTAGATTAAAAGCTGCAGGAGATGCAATTAGAAAAAATTTCCAAATTGACGCTGCTATTGGTAGCACCGAGGATGATGCGGTTGATGCATTATTAATGGCCATGGGTTTTCAACCAGCATGATAGGTATCTTAAAAGAAGGCGGCAATGTATTCAAGGACAATAATGGCCGCGCCCTAACACAACGCATTAATCAAACTGACGTAAAACCTACGCTGGCTTGGTTAGAAGAATTACTGCCCGGTCTTGATCTACAAGGAAATACCCTAGGCTCAACTGGTATTAAA